ACTTCGTGGCTTGGTGACAATTTCGACTCTGTGCTTCTGTATGGTTCGCTAGTTGAGGCGTACACGTACATGAAGGGTGAGCAGGACATGTTGACGCTGTACAACCAGAAGTTCATGGAAGCGCTTGCACTGGCCAAACGTCTGGGCGACGGTATGGAGCGGCAGGATGCGTATCGCTCTGGCCAATTCCGCCAGAAAGTGACTTGATATGACTATTGCACAAACCGCCACCACGTCGTTTAAGGTTGAGCTACCGCAAGGTGTGCACAACTTTGGCCCCACAGCGCCCGACACGTTCAAGGTTGCGCTGTACACAGCCGCTGCCAATTTGGACGCAGCCACTGCGGTGTACACCACGGTCGGTGAAGTTGTTGGCGCAGGTTACGTAGCCGGAGGCAACACGCTGGTCATCAGTGTGACACCTGTTGCGGCCAACAATTCGTCTGGGGTTCCGACTTCATACTGGTCATTCAACAACAGTTCGTGGGCCAGTGCCACCTTTACTGCACGCGGCGCGCTGATCTACAACAGCACCGAGGGCAACAAGTCTGTTGCGGTTCTGGACTTTGGTGCGGACAAGACAGTCAACAACGACACCTTCCAGATCATCTTCCCAACCCCAGATGCCAACAGCGCCATCATCCGAATTTCGTAAGGACACACCATGGAACACAGCAAAGCCTCAGACAGCGTTACAGCAGGTTTAATCACTCAACGCGCAGGCACTGAACGTGTCGGCGCTGGCGGTGTATTCACCGTCACTTGCGTAGGCGCAGATGGCCAAGAGAAGTGGTCTGACACCTTCCACAACCTTGTGGTCAACCAAGGTCTGCAAGACATGAACAGCAAGTACTTTGCTGCTACAGGCTATACGTCTGCTTGGTTCTTGGGTTTGGTGCAAGGCCCCGGCTCCGGTACAACATTTGCCGCTGCTGACACGCTTGCCTCGCACGCAGGCTGGACGGAGCTGGTTCCCGGCACGGCCTACACTGGCAACCGCAAGGCAGTGACGTTTGGTACAGCCACCACGGCTGACCCATCGGTGATCTCCAACTCCGCAGCACCATCTACGTTCGCCATGCTGGTAAACGGAACAGTGGTTGCCGGTGCCCTCCTGTCCAGCGTGGCTACGGGCACATCGGGCATCTTGTTCTCGGCAGGCGACTTCACTGGTGGCGACAAAACCGTTGACAGCGGCGACACACTGAACGTCACTTACTCCTTCTCACTTGACGCCGCTTAAGCGGAACGTGCGGTGTTTGGAGATGTCACTTTTGCCCAATCACCTTTTGCCGCTTTAGGCGGGAATGCGTTCGCCGTCGCGCAGTCGGAGTCTGTTACAGCCAATGCTATTTTTGACGCTCCAAGCGTTTTGCGTGGCAGCCGAGTAGACGAGGCCATTACGGGACAAGACGCGCAGACGGCGGCGGTAAGTTTCTTCGTCAATCAAGCAGAGTCTGCTACAGCACAAAACCTACAGACGGCCATTGCCACCATGCTGGCGCAGGTCTTTGAAACCGCAGGGGCAACCGACGCTCAAGCCGCCATCGGCACCTTTTTGGCCGAACAGTCAGAAGCCGCAACAGGTGCTGATGCTATAACAAGGGGGTTGCTGCTTTCTTTAAATATTGCAGAAGGCGCAACTGGCTCCGAAAGCATTGACCGAGGTCTGCTGATTTCCGTAAGCATTGCGGAGAGTGTTAGCGGCGCAGATGCGCTTTTATCTGGCATCGCTTTTTCTGCATCAATATCCGAGGCGGTTAGTGCCTTGAGCACGCTGGGCGCAATCAAGACGGCCAACGTGTACCCAACTGGCGTTCAGCTCTACATCAACATTGGCGGCACACTGGTGTGGGCAATAATCGACGACAGCCAGAACCCAAACTGGCAAAATATCACCAACACTCAGGGTAGCGGTTGGGTTGACATCAACAATGCGCAGTCCCCCGGCTGGAACAACCTGCCATCGTAAGGAACAAAAATGGCCTTAGTCCTCAAAGATCGCGTCAAAGAAACCACTGCCACAACTGGCACGGGCACAGTCACATTGGCGGGCGCGGCAGCAGGCTTCCAGTCCTTTGTTGTTGTGGGTGATGGCAACCAGACTTTCTACGCTATCGTGGACGCAACCTCGGGCGCTTGGGAGGTCGGTGTCGGCACTTACACAGCCTCTGGCACCACCCTGTCTCGGACCACCGTGGTGTCGTCCAGCAACGCTGGCTCGTTGGTAAACTTTGGCGCGGGCACTAAGGATGTGTTTGTCACGTACCCCTCGTCGCGGGCGGTGTATCTGGACGCGGCAGGTTCCGCCGTCACAACGCTGGACATCGGAACTCTGGGAACCAGCACGGCCAACATCTCAACGGCTAACATCACGGCGGGGACAGTTGCCAACGCGCCCGTCAACAACACGGACATCGTAAACAAGCAATACGCTGATGCAATTGCATCGGGCATTCACTTCCATGAAGCGGTCAACTTGGCAACCACCGCAGCGCTGCCAGCAAACACCTACAACAACGGCACGTCCGGGGTTGGCGCAACGCTCACAGGAAACGCCAACGGCGCTCTGTCTGTGGACTCCACACTGACCATTGCCTCAGAACGGATACTGGTCAAGAACGAAGTAGCAGGGGCCAATAACGGCGTTTACACCGTCACGCAGGTTGGCTCTGCTGGAACACCTTACATCCTGACCCGTGCCACAGACTTTGATTCTGTTGGCACTGGAGTTAACGAGATCGACGAGGGTGACTTCTTCTTGGTGACCAGCGGTACAGCCAACGTCAATACCGCTTGGGTGCAGCAGACTCCTCCGCCCATCACCATTGGAACAACAGCGATTGTCTTCCAGCAGTTCTCTGCACCAATCACTTATACGGCGGGCACGGGCCTGAACGAGTCTCCAACCTACACTTTCAACATTGCCGACATCGGCACTGCGGGCACATACGGCTCTGCATCCTCCGTTCCGGTGTTTGTCACGAACGCGCAGGGTCAGGTCACAAGCGTCACCAACACGGCCATCGCCATCACGGGCGCAGCAGTCTCGGGCAACATCTCAGGCCAAGCAGGGTCGGTAGCCAATGCGCTGACGGCAGGCACCTTCCTGACCTCTGGCGGCACGTTTGACGGCTCTGCTGCCAGAACCTTTGCCGTGGATGCCACGGACGCCAACACCGCTTCCAAAGTCGTAGCGCGTGACGCCTCAGGCAACTTTGCTGCTGGAACAATCACAGCCGCCCTATCGGGTAATGCCACATCTTCCACCACATCTACCAACCTTGCGGGTGGCGCAGCCAACCAGATTGCTTTCCAGACTGGAGCAGGGGCTACGGGTTTTGTTCCAGCGCCAACAGCGTCAGGGCAGAATGTCACATGGGACGGCTCGTCGATTAACTGGGCCGCAGGTCCGGTGGCAGGTATCACCTACCTTTTGGTCTCGGCCAACTACACCGCTGCCAACAGAGAGGGCGTCCTGACCAACACCTCCGGCGGCGCGTTTACGGTGACCCTTCCTGCTTCGCCGACAGTAGGTGCTCAAGTAATTGTGGCGGACGCTGGGGCCAACTGGGGAGTAAACAACCTCACCGTTGGTCGTAACGGCTCAACCATCGCGGGGCTAGCGGAAAACCTTGTGTGCAACATTACTGGAGTTAGTGTTCAGCTTGTCTATGACGGCACTACATGGGAAGTTTACGCACAGGTTGGCGGCAATGGCGGCAACACAAGCGTGAGTTACATCTTTACAACAACCCCTGTAACAGCCATTAATAAACAAGGTGTTTTGGCCGACACTTCTGGGGGCTCTTTTACTGTCACTCTTCCAGCTTCACCATTAACTGGCTCTCAAGTGATAGTGGCCGATGCTGGTGCTAACTGGGGCACAAACAACCTGACTGTGGGCCGTAACGGCTCAACCATTGGCGGCTTGGCTGAGAACTTGATCTGTGATATTTCTGGGGTTAGCGTTCAGTTTGTGTATGACGGCACCACATGGGAGGTGTACGCGCAGATCGGAGGTCAAAGCGGCGCACTTGTTACGCCGGATGGTGTTCAGACCCTGACCAACAAAACTATTGCATTCGGCAGCAATACGCTAACTGATGTTGCTGGCACAACGGCAACTCAAACACTGACCAACAAAACGCTGACTGGCCCAACCATTACATCCTCTGCTCTGATAACTGCAAGTGCTGGTTTGCTTGAGTACGATGGCAAAGTTCCTTACTTTACGCCGCAAGGTTTACAGCGCGGTGTTGTGCCGGGGATGCAGTATTACAGGCTGAACAGTACATTCGTAGGTGCTAACGCATCTGGAGCGCAAACCTACCTTGGGGTAGGAGTGACGCTGTCCTCAAACACTATATATGCGTTTCAGGCAATGATTGCTGTAAGTAAGACTGCCGGAACAACCTCAAATAATTATTCCTTGTTATACGGTGGTACAGCTACTCTAAATAACATCAGTTATTTTGCACAATTTAAGTATAACTCTGTTTTTACCTCAGTTCCCTCTAGTGACTCGTACAGTATATTTTCTTCTACGGCGGCTGCATCAACTATTTTATCAGGCATTGCCACAGCCGCAGGCGCTATAGCATTAAATATTCGAGGAACAGTGTCTATCAATGCGGGAGGCACATTCATTCCCCAGTATAGTTTAAGTGCTGCTCCGGGCGGGGCATGGACAACCCAAATAGGGAGTTACTTTTGCATTTATCCAATCAGCACATCAGGCAGCAACACAAGTGTGGGGACATGGGCATGAGTTCAGTAGCTATTACACAGCCCACACAATCGGAGTAACACATGGCAAACCTGTCAAACATCATCACCCCAACCAACGTCCTGACTGCGACAAGCACAAACACGGTCACGAACAAAACCCTGACTGACCCCAAGATTGTTTTGGGCGGCACAAATGGAACGGCAGGGCAGGCTCTTGTGTCACAGGGTGCTGGCGTTGCCCCTGCGTGGAGCACTCCAGCCAGCGCAAACTTTCAAGAGTTCACATCATCTGGCACATGGACAAAACCAACAGGAGCATCATTTGTGATGGTGGAGTGTCTGGGCGCTGGGGGTGGTGGTGGTGCTGGTTATAGGGATGTAAACGGAGTTTATACCTACGGCGGCACTGGTGGCGGCGGTGGCTCATACACACAGCGGTTGTTTAAAGCGGCAGATGTGGGAGCAACAGAAACAGCTACTGTTGGCGCTGGCGGCACTGGCGGCACAGGAACAGCAACGACAGGCAATGCCGGGGGAAATGGAGGGAATTCCTCCTTCGGCAGTCTCTTAATTGCTTATGGTGGTGGTGGTGGCGCATCATCTAGCACGGTGGCAAGGACGGGTGGTCTTGGTTCGGGCGTTCTTCAGGCTTCAGTTGGTCCGACTTCACAGAACGTAGATGGCTCTATAGAGGTGTACGGTCAGTTTGGTGGGGCATTTTATAACCAAGCTGGCGGCGGTGGCAAAGCAAGTGGATGGGGCGGCGCGAGTGGCGGCGGTAACAACGGTGGGACGGCTGGTGGGTGTAGTTTTCAAGGCGGCGCAGGCGGCGGCGCTGGCGGAGTTATTACCGTTGGAGATATTCCAACTGCCGGCGGTGCGGGCGGGAGTTCAACGGGAACAAGTGGTGGTGGAGGCGCTGGTGGAGCCGCAGCCGCTAACGGCACGGCGGGAACGGGTCGGAAAGGCGGCGGCGGTGCAGGTGCGTCAACCACTGCCACAGTTTACGTTGGCGGCGCTGGCGGCATTGGTTCTGGCGGCGGTGGCGGCGGTGCTGCACGAAATCCAACAGCTACAGTCGGCGGTGCTGGTGGTGATGGTGGTGCTGGCTTGGTTCGTGTCTATACATGGTGAGGTGGATAATGAAATACGCAATTATTGAAGACGGTATTGTGGTCAACCTTGCGGTAGCCGACACGCCTTTGCAGTCAAACTGGATTGAAGTCACTGATGCAGTGAGAATTGGTGATTTATGGGATGGAGAAAACTTCACCCCTGCACCACCAATTCAAAAGTCACCAGAGCAAATTCAAGCCGAAATCGTTACCGCGACTCAGCAGCGCCTTGACAGTTTTGCCAAGACACGCAACTACGACAGCATCTTGTCTGCCTGTACATACGCCACCGACCTCAACCCTAAGTTTGCCTCTGAAGGTCAGTATTGCGTTGATGCGCGAGGGGCCACATGGACAAAGCTGCTGGAGATGCTGGCAGAGGTTAAAGCAGGAACACGGCCAATGCCTTCCGGCTATGCTGACGTTGAAGGCGAGTTGCCTGTACTTGCATGGCCCACACAACCGGAGTAACACATGGCAGACCTATCAGACATCATCACCCCAAACAACGTCCTGACTGCGACAAGCACAAACACGGTCACGAACAAGACCATCGCCTATGCAAGCAACACATTGACTGGTGTAGTTGGTGAGACTGCAACGCAGACGTTGACCAACAAGACAATCAGCGGCGCAAACAACACGCTGACCAATGTCAGTTTGACGACTGCCGTTACCGGAACACTTCCTGTAGCCAACGGCGGTACAGGCGCAGTATCTCTGACGGCCAACAACGTCCTTCTCGGTAACGGAACATCTGCTTTGCAGGCTGTGGCCCCCGGTACAAGCGGGAATGTGCTGGTTTCAAACGGAACGACTTGGACAAGTTCTGCTTTAGCAATCCCCCCGTATATTAAAAACATAACACCTTGGTATGTTTACAGGGCGCAGGCAGGGGGCAATTTTCCAATCGGAATGTTTGGAAAAATATCCGATGGTTCCTACATAGTTGGCGTGCAAGACGGCGGGGCAAAAATACAAGTAATTCAATATGCAAGCGGAGTGTTTACCGCAGGCACGCAACTCACGCTTACAACGTATACAGCCAGTCAGTGTCTTGTTGCTATGTTGACAAGCACTGTTGGCGTCGCATATTACCGGGAGGGCGCTTCATCTGCGTCTTTACGCGCTTTTACCGTATCTGGAAATACAATAACTTTAACTGGAACCGCTCTATCAGTAAACGCTGACAGAGTATATCTTGCAAGAATAAATGATACGTCTTGCGCTCTTGGTGGCGGGGGGTCTGGGGCTGATATATTTCAATATACAGTCACTGCGGGGCAAGTTTCTCTAACGCGAAACGTCACCAATACCGCATCCATTCTTTCTGACTTATCCATTGTAGCAATTACGCCTACCATTCTTCTTATCTTAGCTGATTTTGGGGGCGCAGCAGCCTATCGAAGCTACCTTTTTAATGGCACAAGTTGGGTGCAAACAAGCTCAACGGCGTCAAACCTCGGGTTTCTTTCATTAAGCCCGAATTATTCCGGCAACGTGTACGATGCTTTCAGCGCAAGCGGCGCTACGCCTACTGCGCAAACATTTTTGCAGGGGATAACTGTTAACACAACAACGGCGGTCACAACAGCAACCTACGGTAATAGGACAAGATATTTACCTGCGGGCGGCACATCTTTGGGTGGGGCAACCACTTGGAATTATTATGTGAGTAGTACAGATTCTATTTTCAAACTGAATGCCACCCAGACTTTAGTGCTCTCAAGCCCCAACACTGATACGCAAAGCAATCCAACTCAACTTTTGTACCCCGCGTTATACATATTGGATAGTAACGCTAATCAAAATTCAGGTGGTAATGCGTTTTCTTTGGTTCCGATAGGAGGTTCAGCGGTACTTGGCGCGAAAGCATCCGTACGTATTTTTGATTACATTTCATCTTCTCAGACACTGCTTGTTTCGGGCGTTGCCAATAACGGCCAGTCTGGACTTACTGCCTTTTCTCTCGCGGGGTACTTGTAATGCTTGCAATAAACACACAAACCAAAATTGTTGTCTTTACTGACGCCATTAGTTTGGACGAAGCTGGCATCAAGGGTGAGGGTTGGTATTCGGACATGTTTACCAGTGCCGATCATTACTTGGTGGATGCACCTACTCCATCGCCTTGGGTGGCGAATGGGTACAGCCATATTGATGGGCAGGTTGTGCTCAATGCTGACGGAGAAGCCTTCCTGCAAGCCCAAGCTGTAGAAGAAGAAGCCCTGCGCCAGCAACGAGTCCAAGCCGAGATTGTCACATCCACTCAACAACGCCTTGATACATTTGCCAAGACCAGAAACTACGACAGCGTTCTGAGCCTCTGCACTTACGCTTCTTCACCGAATGCTAAGTTTCAAGCGGAGGGGCAATACGGTGTGGAGGCTCGGGACGCCACATGGTCCAAGCTGCTGGAGATTCTGGCTGAAGTCGAGGCCAACACTCGCCCAATGCCAACTGGTTACGCTGAAATTGAATCTGAACTGCCACCGCTTGCGTGGCCCAACTAAGGAAGCCACATGACCACCGGAAACACAACACTGCTTGGACTGGCCCTGCCAGTTGAAGGCGAACTTGACGGCACATGGGGCGATGTTGTCAACGACTCGATCACCTCGCTGCTTGACTCTGCCGTGGCGGGGACAACTACCCTGAGCGCAGACGCAGACGTTACGCTGACCACCACAGTCCTTGCGGCCAACCAAGCCCGGCAAGCCATCATCCGCTGGACGGCAAGCAACGGGGCCACGACACGCAACATCACAGCGCCAGCCCAGAGCAAGCCCTACATCGTCATCAACGCTGGCACCGGCTCCATTGTGCTGCGCGGCGTAGGCCCAACCACTGGCATTACGATTGTTGCAGGTGAGAATTGCTTGGCTGCTTGGAGCGGCTCGGACTTTGTGAAGATCACAACCCTTCAGGTTTACCCCGGCGCTGGCATGGCGGTTTCCACGGGGACTGCTTGGGGCACATCCAAAACAACACCATCCGGCACTGTGGTGGGCACTACCGATACCCAAACACTGACCAACAAACAGCTTCAGTCTTATGCGGAAACGGTCACCACTGTTGGTACGGTTGCCGCGTCAACGTACAGCATTGACCTGTCGCTGTCGAACATCTTTGACATCACGCTGGGCAACAACGTGACCTTCACGTTTACCAACCCGCCGTCTGCTGGTGTGTCAAAGCCCGCCACAATTATTTTGCGCCAAGATGCAACGGGCAGTCGCCTTGCTACGTTTACAAACGCAAAGTACACTGAAGGCCAAACGCCGGTCCTGTCTACTGGCGCAAATCAAATTGATGTTTTGACGTTCTTCACTGTCAACGGTGGCTCGTTCTGGTTTGGCACTTTCGCTATGGCAAACGTGTCTTAATTTTTGGAGGTAAAAATGGCACACAAACTCAATATCAACTTTGTGGTTTATACGGCACTTGACGCAAACTCTGCGCAATCGCTGGAGGCGTTGGCTGCATTAAAGGCGTCCGGCATTAACGTAGCGCATGCACATTACTTTGACGCCGATCAGATCAACGATGTTCTGGCGGCATTGCGGACTTGGTTTGTTGGTACGCCGCAAGAAGGATTGCCGGTAGGTTTCCCGTTTGTTGTTTACGAAAAAGCATACGACATCACAGATACGCCAGCACGCGAGCCCGTCCTTATCCACGGACTTTCCGCAATCCAAGCAACAGATTGGCAAGCGCTGGCAAATTTTAAGGGGTAATCCATGCCACTTGCTTTTATGTCGATGGAGCGTAGGACGATTGTTCCCGGTGGGACATCGACGTTCAACACGTCTTCAAGTTTTACATCGCCATTTGGGGTTCAAGTTGTTGCCGTTAACGGACGCGGTACGGCAGGAACCCCGGGCAACGCTGGCAATCCCGGGGTCAGTGGATCGGGTGGCACAGGCGGTCTTGGCGGTAGCGCGGGCAACCCCGGAAACCCCGGCGCAGCGGGCAATTCTGGAAATTCGGGCAGCAACGGAGGCGGCGGGGCTGGCGGCGCGGGCGGCGTAGGCGGTTTTAATGGTGACGGCGTTGGAAAAGGCACCACCACAATTACTGGACCCGGAAATTTTAACGAGCCATCAAACCCCGGCACTTCAGGAGGTTCGGGTGCTTCGGGAGGAAACGGCGGCCCGGGCGGCAGTTCAGAAGATACGAACGTAACCATTGGCCCGGGGTTTATCACTTATTTTCGAGGCGGTTACGGCGCAGGCGGTACTGGCGGCAATCCAGTCGGTTCAGGCGATTCGGGGTCTGTAGGCAGCAGTGGTAATCCCGGCTCTACGGGACCAAGCGGAACCAGCGGCAGCGGCGCAACCCTTGGCAATCCGGGTAATCCGGGCAACGCTGGCTCGGCGGGCAATCCCGGCTCTGCTGGTGGCGCGGGTTCGTCTTCGGCCTTCTTCAACGCTAGTTTTGCGGGTGGCACCGGAGGTAGTGCAGGGGTAGGCGGCACTGCGGGCAATCCGGGTAATGTGGGCTCTGCGGGCAACCCCGGGGGCAACGGATCAGCGGGTAGCGGCGGCGCAGGCGGTATTGGCGGAAGCGCAGGAAATCCCGGTAATCCCGGTAGCCCCGGAAACTACGCTGGTGGCGGTGGTGGCGGTGGTGGCGCGGCAATTTTTGCCAACGTACAGAATGCCACAATTAACGCATTTAACAGTATCGCGGGCAACGCTGGCTCTCCCGGGAATGCAGGCTCAGGAGGAGGCGGCGCTGGCGGCAATGGAGGCGCGTACAGTTCAGGAAGTAATTTTCCGGGCGGCTCAGGAAACCCCGGAACTCCCGGAAACTCTGGCGCTAGCGGCAACAACGGTTTTGGAGCAAACAGTGGCAACCCCGGCTCTCCGGGAAACCCCGGCTCTGCTGGGACCAACGGTGTTCCGGGCAGTTCTGGCAACCCCGGTTCGGGAGCTACCAACGGATCGGCAGGTTCCCCGGGCAATACAGGAAGCGTGGCGTCGGCCAACTTCAATAGTTTGGTGCCACGGAGTTCCTATACAGTTACCGTTCCCTCATCCGCAAATTCTTTTGTAAACATCGCTTGGAACAGACAATGACAAATTACCGGCTACCTCCTGCACCCACCTTTGGCCGGGGGGAGTATGGCTTCACAAGCTGGGAAAATGTGTTTTCCGACGAGGAGCTTGCGCAGGTAAACGCCATTGGTGTAGCTCTTCTGCCAGCCGCCGCGCAAGTTGGAACCGAGGTAGATGTTGAATACCGTAGGTCCAAGGTGTCATGGATTCATTTAAACGCCGAGACTGAGTGGATTTTCTCCCGTTTGGGGTACGTGGTTTCTTCTCTGAACGGGCAGTTTTACGGGTTCAACATCTACGGTTTTGTTGAGGCGTTGCAGTACACCGTGTACGAGGAAGATGACGAGGGCTGCTACGACTGGCACTTGGACTGGGCATCTTCTACTTCACAAAGAAAGCTGTCAATTGTTGTTCAGCTCTCTGACCCGGATGAGTATGAAGGGGGCGACCTGCAAGTGCTCACCTCAAAAAACCCAACTGATATTGAAAAAGCCAAGGCGCGTGCTGCGGTGTTCCCAAGTTTTACGCTACACCGTGTGACCCCGGTAACGAAAGGCGTGCGCAGAACTCTGGTGGCTTGGGTTTGCGGAGATGCGTTTAAATGAAATCCGCATACGACAACTTCATCGGCGTTTACGACAACGCTTTTTCTGACAAGTTCTGCGACAACTTGATTGCGCACTACGAATGGTGCGCCAAGAACAACCGGTCTTTTGGGCGTCCGGAATCTGAGCTTTTCAAAAAAGACGACTCCGCATGCTTGAACCCAAGCAGCCCTGAAGAGATCGCTTTTTCGCATCCAAACATCCAAGGCTTCATTGGTGAGTTCAACGACGTTTTTTGGAACGTCTGCTACAAAGAATATCTGGAAAAGTACAGTGTCTTGTCTGAGTATTCTCAGCACACCATCTACACGTACAAACTCCAGAAAACCGTACCTTCTGGCGGGTATCACGTCTGGCACTCTGAGCACGGCAGCAAGCAGTTTGCAGGCCGCACGGGCGTTTACATCCTCTACTTAAACGACATCGAAGAGGGTGGAGAGACGGAGTTCTTGTACCTGTCTAAGCGGATCGCCCCCAAAAAAGGGCGGCTGATTATTTTTCCGCCCAACTACCCATGGGCACACCGGGGCAATCCGCCTCTTGCTGATGAAAAATACATCCTGACTGGATGGATGGAATTCTCGTAACCCAAACTGGAGCAACCATGAAACTGATCGCCACCATTCTCTGTGCCCTTGCCCTGACAGGCTGCGCCACTGCTGAGTACGCAGCCTACGCCGACATTCACAAAGCCCAAGCAGCGTCCCAAACGGCCCGCTATCAGGCTCTGGCAGAGATTGCGAAGCAAGGTGACACTGCGGCCAAGGTCGCGGCTGTGATGTCCCTGCAAATGGGCGGTCAGCAACAGCAGGCAAGCCAGATCGCAGCACCCAAGTCATTTGGTGACCACCTGCTTCAGTGGACCTCTGTCTTGCTGCCAACCGCGACTCAGATTTACAGTGTGAGCAAACAGGCTCAAGTTGGCATCGCGCAGAGTAACAACGCCACGACTTTGGGCGTAAGCACCAACGCTGCGTTTGTGGGTCTTGCTGGAAAGATTCAAGCGCCCGGCGCGACTACCACAACGACCACAACAACCAACACCGACAGTACGCACGCCCCGACTGTTGTGACTCAGCCTGCGCCACTGGTGATCAATCAACCCGCGCCGATTGTTGTAACTCAGCCAGCCCCAGTGATTGTGCCGACCACAACAACCAGCTTGACCTGCACAACCGGACCTTGCTGATGAAAGACTGGGCTGTCGCATTCATTGCTGCGGTCCTAATTGTTGGGCTCATCGTCTGGTGCGCCCGTGTTTTTATTGGAGTACTGTATGGATGAGCAAACTTTAAAACACGAGCTGGCGGTCATCAAGGCCCAAGCTCAAGTTGAGCTTGACAAACTGAACGCAGCATCCCCGGCCAAGGAGATTGCTGGCAAGGCCATCGGTGAAGGCGGTCTGTTCTACATCACGTTGATCATCATCATCGGCGTTGGCGCTTCTCTCTTTTTGGATGAGTCCAAGATCGCTGCGGTGATGGGCTTGCTAGGCTCTGCGCTGACTGCTTTGATCTCCATGCTCAACGGCATTGCTGGTGCAAACGCCAAGCAAGAGAAGCCTGAGTTTGAGGTCATCAAGAACCTGATCGACAAGCTGGACCGTCTGGACCGTAAAGAGCCTCCAATGCGGGTTACTGTGGAAGGCGAAAAGGTTACGGTCTCCAAGGGCGAAGACTCAATCACCACATCAAAGGGGGCGTAACGTGGTTGACCTTACCAAAGCAATTGGAGCTGTTGCCGCCAGTGTTGCCGCGCTAGGGGGAAGTTACACGCTTGCCGACAAGTTTGGTTTGCTCGATAGAGCCATCATTGAGTGGACTCCAGAGCATTTCAAAATTGTGGCCGAGGCTGGCAAGCCCATCAACGTCACGGTTGCGCGGATTAAAAAGCGTGACGACTGCTCTGTTGAGAGCTTCACCCCAAGCATTCGTGATGCAGCGGGTATGGTGCATGAGGCAACCACCACCGCAAGCAAGTTCAGCGGTCCAGCAGGGCCAGAAATTGACACGTTTACATACGAACTCACAATGGTGGGTAAAGAGAAAATTGCCAGCGGCAAGGCAACTTTGCTGGCGACCATCAAATACAAATGTCCGGAAGGGGAGCGCGTTGTGCAGTATCCCCGCCACACCAACCTGAGTTTTGACTTAAAGGGGTAATTGATATGGATTGGCTTAAACAAATCGCTCCCACCATTGCCACGGCGATGGGTGGTCCACTGGCGGGTATGGCTGTGTCGGCCATCTCAAAAGCTATCGGCGTTGACCCCGACAAGGTTGGCGACATGATCTCCAACAACAAGCTTTCGGCAGAGCAGATCGCTCAAGTCAAGATTGCCGAGATTGAGCTTCAGAAGCAGGCGCAAGAGCTTGGCCTGAACTTTGAGAAGCTGGAAGTCGAAGACCGCAAGTCAGCACGGGAGATGCAGGCCACCACCCGCAGTCTGATGCCGCCCCTGCTTGCTGGCGCTGTGACCATTGGGTTCTTTGGCATCATGGTGATGATGTTCTTCAACCAGATCGACAGCAGCAACCCCGCCATTTTGATGATGCTGGGCAGCTTGGGAACGGCATGGACGGGCATCATTGCCTACTACTTTGGCTCCTCTGCCGGGTCGCAGGCCAAGACCGACCTTCTTTCAAAAGCTGGAGCCTCCAAATGACTGAAGACCAACTCAAAGAAATGCACATCGACCCGTCTTGGCTGGAGCCGTTGACGGCAGCGTTTCAGCGTTTTGACATCAGCACCCCCGAGCGCCAAGCTGCATTCATCGGCCAGTGCGCCCATGAGTCAGGCAACTTCAAGACCTTGCAGGAGAACTTGAACTACAGCGCCAAGGGCCTGCACGCCACATGGCCGAGCCGCTTCGCATCCGAGGAGGCTGCGCAGCCGTTCCACCGCAATCCCGAGAAGATCGCCAACAAGGTCTACTCTGGCCGGATGGGCAACACCGACGAGGGCGATGGCTGGAAGTACCGTGGCCGTGGTTTGATCCAGTTGACCGGCAAGGACAACTACCGCCTCGCCTCTGACGCCTTGGGGGTAGACTTTGTGGCCAATCCTGAGCTGGTACTGTCTAAGGAATATGCTGCCCTGACTGCGGCTTGGTACTGGAACAAGCGCGGTTTAAACAAGGAAGCCGACGCCAAAGACTTCACCGGCATGACAAAGAAGATCAACGGTGGGACAATCGGTCTTGCAGACAGGGTTGCACATATCAATACAGCCCTCAACGTACTGACCGCATGAGGTAACCAATGCCACTTTCCAAGATACTTTTTAAACCCGGGGTCAACCGTGAAAACACGCGGTACACGACCGAAGGGGGTTGGTACGACGGCGACAAAATTCGTTTTCGTCAAGGTACGCCTGAAGTTATTGGCGGGTGGCAACGCATTTCTGCCAACACATTTATCGGTGTGTGCCGCTCGTTGTGGAACTGGGTAACACTTGGTGGCTTAAATCTTGTTGGGGTTGGCACAAACCTGAAGTTCTACATCGAGCGTGGCGGCGGATACAACGACATCACCCCCATTCGGGATACGGTTACCCTCACAAACCCTTTTACGGCCACCAACGGCTCACCCATCATTGCTGTTGCGGACACGGCGCATGGCTGCGTGACCGGGGACTTTGTGACATACAGCGGGGCAACGGGTCTTGGGGGCACCATTACTGCCGCAGTCCTCAACCAAGAACGCCAAGTTACGGTGGTGAACTCCAACGCCTACACAATCAATGTTGGCGTCAATGCCAACGCCACAGATGCCGCTGGCTCTCCCGGCGGCGGTACGGTAACAACGGCATACCAACTCAACGTAGGCCCGGAGGCCGTGATCCCCGTTACTGGTTGGGGTGCTGGCACTTGGGGGGCGGGCACTTGGGGTACTGGCGGAACGTCCTTGACCAGTCTGCGGTTGTGGAGCCAGCGCAACTACGGGGAAGACCTTGTGTTTGGCCCACGCGGGGGCGGGCTCTATTACTGGGGCGCAACGGCTGGGGTGGCTTCTCGGGGGGTGCTGCTGCGCTCACTTGGCGGTACTTGCACCATCACAATTGCTTCCCCAGCCGTTGTTACGTCCACCATCCTGTACACAGAAGGCGCTGCGGTGGTGTTTTCTACAACAGGAGCACTGCCTACAGGCATCACTGCTGGCACAACGTACTTCGCGTTCAACAACGTAGGGCTGACATTCCAGCTTATCGACACAGCGGGCAACATCGTCAACACCTCGGGCACGCAGTCAGGCGTGCAGTCAATCACGCCGCAAGACATTCCGTTGGTGCAGAACTTTATTGCGGTGTCGGACGTATCCCGTTTTATCTTGACTTTTGGCGTCAATGACTACGGCAGCGCCGTGCAGGACCCGATGTTGATCCGGTGGTCGAACCAAGACGACCCGTACAACTGGACGCCTGATGCAACCAATCAAGCAGGCAGCGCCCGTCTGTCTGACGGCTCAGAGATCGTCACAGCTATCCAGACCCGGCAGGAAATTGTCGTGTTCACAGACTCGGCGCTGTATTCTTTGCAGTACCTTGGGCCACCGCTTGTTTGGTCCACGCAGCTTCTCGGGGCCAACACATCCATTCAAGGGCAGAACTGCGTAGCCGTTGCCTCCGGCATCGTGTACTGGATGGGGGTGGATAAGTTTTACCTGTACGACGGTCGAGTTCAGACACTCAACTGCGACGTCCGCCGATACGTGTTTAGTAACTTCAATTCGGCGCAATCTGCGCAAGTGTTTGCAGGGACCAACGAAGGTTTCAACGAGGTCTGGTGGTTCTATTGCTCTGCCAACAGTACGGTGGTGGACAAGTACGTTGTGTTTAACTACGCCGAGAAAATCTGGTACTACGGCACGCTGGGCCGCACGGCATGGTTGGACTCCGGGCTGCGCGACTTCCCGCTTGCGGCAACGTACAACTACAACTTGGTGAACCACGAGCAAGGCATCAACAACAACGAGACGGGCACAACAACGGCAATTGCGGCCAACATTTCTTCGTCAGAATTTGATATTGGCGATGGTCACAACTTCGGGTTTGTCTGGCGCGTGCTGCCAGACCTGACGTTTGAGACTTCGTCCAACTCACTCACGGCGCAGGCTCCCGCTGTGACCATGACGCTGTTTGGCTTGTCAAATTCAGGCTCCGGCGTGACCAGCTCGGCCGGGGCACCGGTTGCAGCCAGCGCTTCGTATGTCATCACCGAAGAGTTCACCGGGCAGATTTACACGCGGATGCGCGGACGCCAGATGATCTTCAAAATCGAGTCCAACCAGATCAACACAACGTGGCAAATCGGTGCCCCCCGAGTGGATATCAGACCTGATGGTCGCAGATAAACTAAAGTATTACAAATGGCTGAACTCAACGTAACCCCACCTAACCTGCCGCTGGCTCCAGACGAGTACGAGCGCCGGTATCAGGACCAGCTCAACAACGTCCTGCGGTTGTTTTTCAACCAGCTCAGCAACCCCGGCGACGTAGGCGCTGCTACGCTTAACTTGAACTTGAACACCCTGCCGACTGAGGCAGACTTGCCCAATTTAAGGCTTGGGGATGTTTATCGAGACACACAGGACGGCGTGCAGGCAAACAGTCAGATGCTTCGCATAAAGACCTCCGCATGATATTATCGACCAACACCCATTTTGAGAGGCAGACATGAGCCTTCATGCACTTGCGGGCCACATGGCCACCAAAGGTCGCGGC